TTCACACGGAAGAAGTCACAGGTTCGATCCCTGTGTCGCCCACCAAGCAATAGTAAGGGGTTGAGCCACTTCAGGCTCAGCCCCTTTTTCTGTCTGTACTCCATATGTACTCCAAAGACGAATTTTAGCCTCGTTTTTCCCTTGCTATTACTGCGTTCCCCGGATGGGCCTCTATTGACTTTTTCTATTTCTCTCGTTTCTCATCGGATACTCCCGCTATCTGCTATCCTCTGATCCTCCTGACTCGCCTCATTGCCTTTCACTATCCTTGCTTTGCGCCAGAACCGGGGATCTCCCTGGAAGGATAGAAATATAATGGAAGATTTTGTTACAGAGGAATCCTGCCGGCAGGGTTTTAATGCGGCATCGATGAAGTTGCCCCGTGAAAACAGCACGGATTTCGAATCGCGACACCCTTCTTTTTCCCTAATCAAAGACCTCGTTCAGGATCCACCCTATCGCAACTCCCCCCACTGCCCACTTCACGTTTTCGAAGAGCATCTGCTTCCTCAACCGGGCCAGTCCTTCGTTCGCCTTCACGGCCGCTTCCGCCCACTGGTTCCCAACGGCGTCCTTCTTCCTGATTTCGTCATTCAGCCGCGCGATCTCCTCCGCCATGCTGGCCTGGATCTCATCCTTCCGCATGTGCCCTTCCATGGCAACGTTCAGCTGCTCTTCCTGCGTCAGCGCCTTGAAGGCTAACCCGCGTGCGAAGGGGAGTGTCATCAACAACTTCAGCTGGCCGTCTCTGGGATCCACGTAGGGTTCGACATAGGGTTCCGGCCCAAGGTCAAAACTCGCCGGACTCTCCTCTCCGAAAGGAAGAACCGTTTCACTGGGAAACGGCTTCGTCTTTTGATACTGACCTTCCGTTTCCCCCAGAGCTTGAGCCGGAGCGAACATAATCGACAAGGATACGAGCAAGGCCGTCAGCATCGGCACTACGCACCGCTTCGGTCCTTTTCCCCACACGGGTTTTCGCCTCCTTCCCCATCCAGTCGTTGACCTGTCCATACTGTTTCTGGAGTTCGCCCAGTTTCCTCTGCGTCATTTGTATTTCGGACTCAAGCGTCTTTACCTGGTTCTGGAGGGCAGCGAGCGTGCTTCTGTAGGTGTGGTTCCAGACCCACCAGACCGACCCGAGCATCAGGCCAAGGATTGCCGAAATGAGCAGGACAGCGTTCCGGACCGCCTTATATGTCATTCACTCTTCCCCCGCTCCCGGCACCACCGGGCAAAGTCGATCAGGAAATTAACTGCAGCCAGGATCTTTCCCCATGTCCATTGGATTACTTCCCAAGTCCTGACAAGAAACGCTTTCACAGAACTCCCCCCTTTCCGCCGGTTACCCCTCGGTATCCTTTTTATCCAGAGCATTTGGAATCACCGCTTGCTGTCCACCCAGCATCGGGTATGTCTGGATCATTCCTCCATAGGGCGTCATTCCGGCGCTTTGCAGGCCGATTTCGGATCGGCCCGCCAGAAATCCCCACGCGAACGTCATCAGGTCCTTCGGATCAAACTTCCCCGAATAGCTCAAGATGATTCCGGCCATGAAGTAAACGAAGGCCAGCTTGTCTGTCGGAGTCCACCCGCCGAAAAATCCGGCAACCATCCGTTCAATAAAAGATCGTGCCTGTTCTGCCATGTCATTCCCCCTGCCTGACGATCCGTTCCAGTCGATCCGCCCGGTTGAGCCAGCCCTTCAGGAACTTCCCCTGGGAGGGGTTGGCCGCGACGATGGCCCGGTAGAACTCCCTCCGGAGGTCGATATGGCGAAGGGCGATCTGGAGCGGCCCGACGGTCTGCAGAACCGTCCGCAGGGCTGCCTGCGTCATCGGCCCAAATCCCCCGTCAACGGCTATCCGGGCCCCGAACGATACCAGCGCGCGCTGCAGATACTCCACGGCTTTCCCAGGGCCCGAGTTGACCGCCATGTCGAACACCACCAGGCTAAGCGGCCACGGCATGAAGTCGCAACCGGCTGGTTGCCAGTACTGGCGGTCGTAGATGGCTCTCGCGTGGTCGGCCGTCAGGTCCCGGACGCTCGCCGGGAATTCCGGGTGATATCGCCTCCATCCGTCCAGGGTACGCTGGGTGATGCCAAGGTTCGTTGGACCGCCACGGTCAAGGGGCTCGTTTGCATACCCCCCTTCTGCGTTCAGGACGATTCGAAAGGCCCTGTCCGGAAGGCTCATCCCATCCACCTCCGCTTTTTCCCGATGTCCACGTGAACGAAGCTCCGTTCCGGATAGATCCCGATTCCTCCGTTGAAAAACAGGGGAACCCTGGCTGCCTGGCCGGCAAGCTCATACGGAGAAAGGCCTGTGACATGGATGTCCGCGGCGTACCCCTGTACGTGGTAGGAATTCGGCACCCCGCCCACTTCGGCGTTATGTTTCGGGCAACGGTACCCGCAGTTCACGCTAATCGGCCGTTTAACCAGGTCACGGAGCATTTCCAGCCCGATTACGAGGTGCGGATGGATCAGCCCTTTCCCGGCCCCGCAACACCTGCATAGGAATTCCTTCTCATCAAAATGCTCTGAAAGTCTGGCCATGATCACGGTCCCCCGGCCGCGCCCCTTGTAGCCAGATACAGAAGAATCCCCAATACCCCGGTGATCAGAAGCCAGACCGACCGTTCGGCCCAACTGGCTGAGAGAAAGGCCCCTTGGACCTTCTTCTCCTGTTCATCCGCTTTTTCCAGATGCTTTCTGACCGCATCCCTTTGTCCCTGGTTTTGATCGCACCGCTTGTTCATGGCGGCAATGGCCTCTTCGTGAGCCCGGAAGCGCTGGCGCCCGTCACGGAGATCCTGTTCGATCGCGAGGAGCCGGGCATCAACTGTGGCCTGCTGCGTCATGAATCTGGAGAAGGTGTCGGTCATTTCCTTCATGGAACACTTCATTTCATCCAGGGACTTCTGAACGTTCTTCTGCTCCGTTTCCAGGCCTTTCAGCCTTTCCAGGATTGAGGATTCCTCCGACACACGATCACCTCCCAGCAAAAAGGGGCCCCGAAGGGCCCCGCTCAATTGCCGCTGCACCGTTACCAGACAATTGCCCTAACCGCCGCAATCTCATTGCAGGCCTCCACCTGTTCGGTCAGAGCCTTCTCCCTTGAAAAGGCCGACTGGACGTGAGCCCGAACCGCCGCGGCGATCTCAAGAACCTGCGCTGAAGTGAGCGTCACCCAGCCGTTCACCCCTTTCCACTCAATATCTTTTCCAGGGTCCAGCGTTGCGGAAAGGGCGGCCCCGGTCAAAAGCGCCTGGCTTTCCCGGTCCGTCTTGATGATGGTGCCGTCAGGAAGAGTCAGGCCGCCGGTTTCCTCCCGCCACCGGGCTTCCGCCAGCTCCGCCAGTTTCGCGATCTTGACCTCCTCCAGGGTCTGCTCAGCCGGTTCCGAGGGGCTCTGGGCTGGGCTGAAGACTTCCCCATCCCAGAGCCAGCCTTCCTGCACTTCCGGCCCCACTTCCACTAGGACGATATCCGGTGCGAATTCGGGCTTCTCTTCGCTCTCGAACACCCAGTGGGCCCGGCCGTTGAGAATCTGTGCAAACCGCATCCGCCTCACCTACCATTCCACGATGACGACGCCTTGGGCCCCGTTGGCTCCCGTGCCGCCTATCGAACCGCCCCCACCGCCTCCGTAGAGGCCGCCCGCAGTGCCCGTAACCGTCGGGTAGTTCAGGCCGCCCGTGCCTTTGCCGATAGCGGACAACCCCGCCCCGCCTGGCCCCAGGAGACATCCTCCGCCGTCTCCGGCACGGGAAAAACAAATGTAATCCTCCGTGTTGTACTTGACGGTTGAAACGCCGTTGGCGGTCCCCGCCATGCCACCGGGCCCGCCCGCTGCTCCCGATACGGAGGCACCACCTGACGCCGACAGGAGAACCCCGAATGACGAAACCCCACCCGCCGTACCGTTGCCATCCGATGACGTTTTCCCCGTTCCACCAGCCCCGACGGTAACGGTGATCGAATCTCCAGGCGTAACGCTGACCGGCTGCTTGATCCAGCATTGGGCCCCGCCCCCGCCGTAGTAGCCGCTGCCGCGCCCTCCGCCTCCGCCCCCTCCGCACATGGTGAGATAGACGGTGTAGACCCGGGGAGGGACGACGAAGACTCCGCTTGCGGTGAACACCTGGCACCTCAGGCCCAGAGCGCGTCCATCCACCAGCGCTCCCATGCCCCGATAACTGATGGACACCTTTTTCCCCGCATCGGCGCTGTTGAATTTCAGCGTCCCGGTGTTCCAGTTCTTGTCCCCGTCCGCTTCCGTTGTGTAGTCCGGCCAAAATTGGCCCTGCGATGGGTCCGCTGCGACCTCCTCAAAAGTTTTGCCAAAGACTGCGGTACCGGTCACATGGGTCGCTGCCGTCGTTCCGTTATAGCCCCGGGTCACGGTCAGGGTTACTCCAGAAACGCCTGAAACCAGCATCTGTTCGGAATCGACCGTGATCACATCCCCAGCGGTGAACCAGCCCGCCTGCGCCGAACTGGCCAGGTCGACTCCGGTTTCGGAGACATCTAGGTCTTCCCCGAGTTCCGCCTTGAGCCGGACCGACATCGAGGAAGGGCTCTCCCGTTTCGGCAGCTCGTCGAGGCGGACCGTGTACGGGGAATTCGACTCGATCACATGCTCTTCGTTTACGATCGACACATCCTGCAGGGCGTCCTGGAACGGGTCGTAGCGGTAGTCCTCCGGACGAAAAAGCTTCCTTGTCATGGCTTCACCTCACTGATCCATCAATTCGGCCTGCTTCTGCCTTCTAGCCAGGTCGACTATGATCTTCTCGTAATGGTCCGAGGTATCCCCGAGAGTCAGGGAACAGGTGATTCCGGCGCTAGAGATGCTGTACTTCACTTTGCTGATCGGGTAGTCCCTGGATACGGAGCCGTCCTCGCTCGTGATGCGCGCCTTTCCCTCAGGAGTCAGCTTCCTCACCGAATACGCTCCTGTCGCCGTCATGTACCAGAGCTGGACTCCCTTGACCGTGGCCGAGGCAACCGGATCCTTGTACCGGATCAGCTGCGTCTGCCCCCATTGCGTAGCGTCGGCCTCGGTGAGCGCGGATGGGATCGTCTTCACGGCCTCCCTCAGCCCGTAGGCTGCCTGGCTGCCGGCGTCCTCAACCGTGGCCAGAATGCCGCTTGCTTCTTCCGATGTGTTACTCGTCCTGACATGGATCCGGTTGATGATGTTGTCGATGGACTCTTCCGGGATGTACTCGCTCAGGTGTCTGCCCACCGTGAACCTTGCCGATTCGTTGATCTCCGTGTTGATGGGCTTGAAGAAGAACTCGCGGTAGGCGTCCACCCCGTAAACATAGTTGGCGGCGAACTCCGCAAGTTCCTTTATGGCCTCGTTGGCATCGGTGTAGGCAAACTCGATCCTGGATGCAACATAGCCCACGGGTACGATTTTGCTGGAGCGATACAGGATCCCCGTATTCGGCTCCACGAGGGTCTGGATGATGTTCTTCACGATGACCGAAATGTCCTGGTTCTCATAGGAACCGTTCACCAGGATCCTCTTCAGCTGGGTAACGAATCCATCCCCCTTGTAGACGTAGGTTTCAGAAGTGCTCCCGGCAAGCGGCTTGCTGATGACGTAGCCCGAGTACCACGGCTGGACGTCGTCGAAAAGGTGGATGTCCACCCTGTCCCCGTAATCCAGGGCGAATCCCGGAAGCTTCCCAAGCGTCAGGGTGAAGCCAGCACACCCGTTCTCATCCAGTTCGAACTCGAGCTTGATTACCGGGTTATCCCCCATGTCCGAGCCGAACCGTCCTCTCTGGGTTCCGTCGGCATTGTAGACGAAGACCGAAAACACCCCCGGACGATAGGGCTGGCTGTAGGCAACGGCCCCGCCTCCGCCTTCTCCAAGGATCCAGTGCCCTCCAAGGGGAACGCGGCCAAGCGGTTTCCTTCCAAGCACATGATTCATGTCACAGCCACCCGTTTCGCCAGGTCAGCCCGATCGTGCAGTTCCCGCCAGTGTACTTCAGGCTGTTCGAGCCGGCCATGAGGCGAAGGAACGCCCCGTTGTAGAAGTTCAGGACGTTCGAGTTCCCCCGGTAGACCGTCCCGGCTTCCCCGTCAATGGTCAGTACGGCTCCCGAGACCATATTGGGATCCTGGTACTGGAACTTCCTTCCGCCGTCGGTAAGGTTTTCCAGAGTCAGGTTCGTGCAGTCCCCGTTTGCCGTGATGGTGATGACCGGGAAGACCTCTATCCCTCCCCCGTTTGTTACGGGGAACATGGCCGGAGAGGCGGATATCGCTTCTGTATGCACCGACTGAGACGCCGCATGGATGACCGGATCCGCACAGTAAAGCGTAATTTTCAGCCGTGCCTTCCGGAACGGGAAACCTGAATAAAACTCATGATCAGCCTTGTAGAGCGCGGCTACCCTGAGGTAGCGGGCAGCGTCAAGGTAGAGCCTGCAGCCTTCCAGCCCCCGGAACTGGGCCATCAGGGAATGAAAGGTGCCCCAGAAGTTCTCCTCGCTCGTTTCGTCGATGTAGCCTTCCAACTCCACCTTTCGCGCTTCCGCCTTGTTGTCACCGACACTGACGGATCCATGACTGAAGGCCCTGTCCTCGGCCTTGAACCGGTACTCGACCGGAAGCCCCACGATGCGGAAATGATCCGGAAGGTTCGTCATGTCGGCCATGCTAGACCCTCCTCATGGCTGCCTTCAGTCCTGACCCGAGGTCCGCGTAGAGGTCCTCGAGATCGACCTTCGTATTGATCCCGCCATAAACGTTCTGGGTGACGGTCACCTGGCCTCCACCGATCCCCAGGGATTTGAGCGTGCTTCGATTCAGGGGAAGGACCATCTCTCTGTCCCGGCCCTCTCCGATCATCGCAACGGTCGGGCGGGATACGATGCCGCCCTCCGCCAGCTGGGGAATGGCGAGGGCCTGCGCAAGGGCTACCGTAGCGGAGATTCCCGACATCGCGGGACCGGCGTTCGCGCCGAAGGAGGCGAGAGAAACCATCGCCGCGGCGCTGGCCCAGGCAGCAGCTGTCGTCGCCGCGGCAGCGACCGAGGCTGCCGTTTCCGCCGCAAGCAGGCTCTTTCCCAGAGCGGAAGCAGTCACTTTCCTGGCCATCCACTCGACGAAAATCCGGACGATCTGCTTTCCGAGAGAGGCAAAGGCCTCTCCTGCAGAAGCAGCTCCGGTCACGATATCTCCCAGGGCGGAAGCAAATCCTGTGTGAAACGCCATTGTTGCCTCCGTCATCGCTGACAGAAGGCTTCGGTGTGCGTCCATCTGAAGCTGGTAGTAGGCGTCAATCGTTTCCCTGCGGGCCTCCAGGTCGGCAAGGAACATTGCGTTTTCCTCGTTGAGCATCTGTCCATAGGCCACAAGGTCCGCATCGGCCCGGGCGGATGCCAGCTGTTCGTTTAACGCCTGCTCCTTCAGAGCCTGCGCTTCCAGAAGCGACATCTTCTGGTCCAGCCGCTCGACATCAGCCTGGTGTACCTTCTCCGCGACCTCCATGGCCGCTTCGAGCTCGCGCTGGAGGGCCGCTTCGGAGTCAACCGCTTCCTGCTCCAGCAGGGCCTTTTTCCGGGCCGCATAGGTTTCATCCAGCATGGCCCGGTCCTCGGCGTAGGTGGAAGATGTCTTCTTGACCTCCTCGAGCGCCGCCACCTGTTCCTGGTACCATTCGTCGAGCTGGGCGAGCTCGGTCTGGGTCGTGTTCATCCAGTCGCTCCGAATGGACTCGTGCACCCGTTCAGAGGTCCTGTCCAGCTCTTCGAGGGCTCTCTTCGCCGCTACGGCTCCTGTTCCCGCCGCTGCAAATGCACCGGGCGTGACCGGCGCTGACGACGCAACGGCACCCGTTGACACTCGCGAAGCGGTCCCTGCGGAGGCAACGCTTGCGGATGACCTGCGCTCCGCGATCTGCTTCGAGAGGCCGCTGGTGTTCAACCCAAGGCCACGCCGCTCGGATAGGGTTTCAACGCCGGCTGGCGTCTTGTCGAGGTTCGCATAGAGCGTGGCCATGGCTCCGATCGTCGCCCCTATGGCTCCGTACAGGGCCCACATTTCCGCACTGACGCCGGAGAGGAACCCTTTGACGTTCCCTGCGAGGGCCACCAGACTGCCGAACCCTTTCACCAGGTCTGCCACGTTCCGCACTGTTCCGCCGATGGCATAGGAAACGGGACCGATGGCAGCAGCGCAGAGTCCCATCTTCACGATCAGATCCTGCGTGGCCGGAGAAAGCGCTTCCCACCACCCCGCGAATTCCTCCACTCTCCTCGTCAGGGGAGACAGATAGCGGCTTCCGAGATCAAGAAGGATCTTCCCCAGCGGAGCGACCGAGAGGGCGATCCTGTTTTTTGTCTCCTGCCAGCGGTCCGCAAAGGTCTTGGTTTCCTCGTCCGCTCTGGCGATAGCCCCTTTTGCGGTTCCAAGGGCGCTAACCAGATTGCCGAGCTCGAACCGTCCCTCCCTTATGGCCGCAGCCATGTCCGGGCCGGCGCGGGAACCGAATTTTTCGATCGCGATGGCATTGGCCTCTCCGGCGGATCCGGCGTTTTTGATTTTTTCGATGATGACCTGAAGCCCTTCCGCCGTGTCAGTGACCCCCGCCTTCGCCATCTTCGCGAGAGCGATTCGAAGGCTCCCGAGGACAAGTTCGGTATTGACCCCTTCTTTTTCGAATTTGGCGATCATCGCCGCCGCCGTATCGAAATCGAAGCCCATCTGTCGAAGGGGAGCCCCGTACTGTACCAGCTGCTCCCCCAGCTTGCCGATCCCGATCCCGGTCTGCTGGGCCGCGACGAACAGCTTGTCGAGCATTTCAGCGCCCTGATCCGCGCTGACGCCCCAGTCCCCCATCGCACGGGTGGCCGCGGTGATCGCCTGGGTCGTATCCTCGCCCAGAAGATCAGAGGCATCCAGCGCAGCAGAGGTGAGTTCCTGCAATGCCTTGCCGGTCGCTCCCGTCCGGGTTTTCATTTCAGCCAGCGCCCTGGCTACCTCTCCGAGGTTCTGGTCGGATCCTTTCCCCACCGCCTCGAAATCCTTCTTCAGACTTTCAAGGGCCTTACCCGTGGCCCCGGTGCCCGCCTGGATGGTCTTGTAGGCACTCTCCACATCACTCGCGCTTTTCGAGGCGATCGCTCCCAGGCCGACGAGGGGCCCGGTCAGCGCGGCACTGAAGAATTTCCCCGCAGATTCGGCCTTTTTCCCAATCCGGTCGAGACGGTTGTGGAGCCTGTTGAACTCTTTCTCGACCTGGCTGATATCACAGCCGAACACGTAGACCATCTTCTTCTGCGCCACTATTCCACCCCCTGTCGCCTGAGTCTCTCGTCTCGATGCCTGCGGGCCAGAGCCTTGCAGTATTCCCCGTATGACTCTTCGTCCATGACCTGTCCGTCAACCCAGCGGCCGACCAGATCCTCGACCGAGAGGGGATGCCTGAGGTTGCCCGAACAGTTGGCGATGAGAGCGGCGGCCGTCATCAGCCGCCGTGATTCGATCCAGTCTCTGTACCTGTACCCATCGATGAGATCCAGAAGCTCCCCGAGCCCGAGTTCCCAGAGATCGTCATGCCTGAGCTGCAAGGGGCCGAAGGCAAGGGAAAGGAGCCTGTCCCACCATTCGGCCCCTTCAGTCAGTTTTTTCCCTGGTCCCCCTCGTCCGTCTTCTCCTCGACCTTGAAATTCAGGGTCCTGTTCAGGGAAGCTGCAAAGGCCTCCAGCGCGGTAATCGCCAGAGGCATGAAATCGCCCTCGTCCAGCCAGTTGGCCACGGCGGCAACTTTCAACCCTGGCAGGGCATGGAGCAGCCCGCCCCAGATGATCGCCAGGCCCAGACCAACCGGGAGGGGACCGCTGCTCGCCTTCGCCAGGATCTGGTAGACGTCCATCCCGGTTTCCCGCTCGATTTCCCGTATGGCGAAGACGCCATATTTCAGTTCCCTCTGCTGCCCCCCAATTTCAACTACCGGTCCCCGCATCCGGGAATCCCTCCATCAGCCCTAGCTGCCGGATTGTGCGGCATTGTCGAGGGCTCCGGTCCCCTCGAACTCGATGGAGGCCTTCACGGCCTCACCCTTCGCCCCGCTCCACTTGAAGCTGGTGATCCGGGCCGTGCCGGCCAGCTGCGGGTAGGTTGCCCCCGTTCCCCTTGGCCGGATCGTGACATCGATGGTGTTCCCCGCGAAAAGGGCCGTTTCCAGGGTCGCCTGTGCAGTCCCTGCAGCCGGGTCCCATGAAACCTCCGCAGAGCCTTTCCAGCTCTTCTGTCCCTCCAGCGTTTCCTTCCAGTCCGATGCCATGTCGCTGACATCGATGGGATCGCCGGAAACCTCGATATCGAAGCTGTTGACGTTCAGCACCGCAGTGGGCGTTGCGCTCACGTCGATCATCAGCAGCGCGTTCTTGGACGAGTACTTCGCCACCTACATCCCCTCCTGTCTCACGAATTCGGTTCTCAGTGTCAGGATCCCGTGCCACCAGTTCGAGCTTTCGTCGAACATCAGCTGAAGTTCCTCAAACCAGATCCAGCAGGACGAACCCCCGACCAAAAGGCTTTTGTCCCCTAGCAGGCTGTCGATGTCCCTGGCGATCGCCTGGCATTCCTTTCGCCCTTTCCGGCTGCTCCAGATGTGGATGTCCAGCGAGTAGGCCCTCTCGGACTCATTCTGCAGTTCCCCTTGAATCGCCTGGGAGTTCCCAAGGACGATGTAGGGGCCCGGTTCCTCATCGGGAACGGCCCCCTGGTCATACACCCTGCAAATTGTGCCGTTGAGCGGATTGGAGGAAAGAGCGCCGTAGATCGCCGCAAGGATCTCGTTCTCGTTCATTCGTCGCTCGCCACCTCCTTCAGGACCTCTTCCAGCGCTGCCTTCGTCCGGGCTTCGGCAGCCCTGGCGGCCGGATAGAGGAAAGGCTTTGCTGCCATTCGGTTGGTCCCGAATTCCACCGCAAATGCGTAATACTTCCTGCCCTTTTGGCGCCCCTTCTTCGAATTCCCGCCCGGTTCCGGATAATCGGCGTAGACCTTTGCCGCCAGGGTCTTCTCGCTGACCTGCTTTTTGATCGAGCGGCGCAGGGCCCCGGTCCGCACGGGAGCCCGGGAGGCGGCATCAGCCCTGACGGCCTCCGCCCTCTCTTCCAGAACCTCGAGGACCTTCTTCCGAAGCCGCTCCGGCGCCTGCTGAAGACGTTTTAACTCCTCCTTCAGCCCGATCACATGGCTATGACCCATGGCGAACACTCCAGCACCAGCCACCGCCTTCCGATCGGGACAATCCCAACGATCCTGTATTCCACCGATCCCACGACGGCCTTGTCATTGATCGCGATTCCCTGCCGGTAGCGGATTGTGATTTCATGGGTCCGTTCCTCCCGCTTCGAGTCCGCCTCTCTCCGCACACTCGAGGAAAGCGCTTCGACCTTCCCCCAGACGGTCGCGATGGTCGTTTCCGTTTCGGGTTCATATCCGCCCTGCCCGTCGGGGATTCCTCTGAGCATCCGTTTCAGGGTGACGCGCTCTGACAGCTCTCCGATCTTCATGCCGGCACCACCCTGTCAGGCCACAGAAGCATCTCAAAGCCCTGGGGAAGGACGCTGGTGATGTTGCCGATGTTCACGCTTTCCCGGTGCTCGTACCAGTGGCCAATGAGGAGAAGCATGGCCTGCTTCCAGCCCGCCGGGACAGGGTCGGTTCCGGCGGTCACGGAAACGGTCAGGGCATCGTAGTTCCTGGGTGTTCCGTCAGGCCACGAATCAACAAGGAGGCTGCCGTCCGCAGACAGCCGAAATGTTCCGTCGGCCACCCGTACTTCGGTGCCGTCCTCCAGAAAACAGGTGACGGACTCGACCGCCTTGACTGGAAGAATCGGGAACCTGTAGGGCATCTCCGGGTAGCGGTCCAGGACGATCTCAAATCGGCGTTCCGGGATCATTCTCCCCAGGAATTTTTCTACCGCTTCCCTGGCCGCGGTGATAAGAAGGCCAATGAGGGTGTCATCGTCGGCGTTTTCGACCCGAAGGTGCAGCTTCGCCTCTTCCAGGGACAGCGGTTCCGACGCCGGCGCCGTCTTTTCCCGCCACATCGCCCTCTTTCACCTCCTCCGCCTGCTCGAGGCTTTCAGCCAGTCCATTCCCGATCACGTATCTCCCGTAGTTTTCCGAGACGTCCACTTCCTCCCCAGGTTCGAGTTCCCGCCTGTTATACCCTCCCTGCCACCAGACGCAGGGTCTCACGATCCTGACCTTCACACGAACTCCCCCCTCCCTAAGGGAAAAGCGGGGGCTTTTTCCTGCCCCCGCCTTGCGACACGATGCCCCTGACTAGGCCGCCTCGCACTTCACCAGCTTGATCGCCTCGGAGTCCTTCAGGAACCCGCCAACCCTCATCGTCGAGTAGAACCCCACGTAGGGCTTGTTGGTGTAAGGGTCCCGCAGCATCCGGATCCCGATCCGGTCGACGATGGTGTAGCCTGCGCGAAAATCCCCGAAGGCGATGGCGTAGGCATCCGCCGCCACGTCCGGCATGTCCTCGTTCTCCGTCACCGGGTAGCCGAGCAGCGCGGAAGGCACACCCGCCTGGAGTCCGGGCTGCCAGAGATAGTTGTTCTCGTTGTCCTTCCACTTGCGGATCTGGGCCAGAGTCAGGCCGTTCATCATCCAGCGGGCGTTGGCCCGGTGTCCAGCCTTCAGCGAATGGATCACGTCGATCAGCAGATCCCCCGGGTTGCTCGCCGGAAGGCCTGCTGCCGCTCCGGTCCGCAGGTACTGCAGCGTTCCAAAGGCCCTTGTGGCATCGGCAGTGAGCGCGGCCGGGTAGGCCAGGAAGCCCTTCGGCTTGTTCGTCCCGTTTCCGGTCGTGAAGGCTGCGTTCTCCGCGATCGTAAAGGCATCGCGCAGTTCAGCCGCGAGCCAGCCTTCCACGTCGAAGAACAGGTCGTCGAGCGCCCGCTGGGTCGCCTGGGGATAGGCATAGATCTCCCCCATGAAGGGCGTCAGCTCGGTCAGGGTCGGCGTCGCCGTAGCGGCTCTGGCATCCGTCTCCCCGACCCAGCCCGACGTGGCTCCGTGCTTGTTCACCAGCTCCTTGTACTCCCCGCCTCCCACGGTGATGACCCGGCAGACGTTCCGCATGGGAGTCGCCTTCTGCAGGAGGCTGTAGATTTCCCGGTTGAGGAGTTCCGGTACGGCATACCCGCCGTCTCCCTCCACGCCCGTCTGGATCGCCTTGAGCTGGAGGTCCGCGAGGCCTTCCTCGACTCCCTTGCGCATCCACCGAAGAAATGCGCTCTTGTGCTCCGTCTTCACCGGATCCTCATTTCCGCTGGCGAGCCCGGGGCGATTCAGCTTCGCCTCAAGCTTTCCCTTCTCCTCGTCGAGGCGCCTCAGTTCACCGTCAATCCTGGCGAGCTTCTCTTCCAGTTCGGCGCTGTTGTGCCCCGTCTTCCTCAATTCCTCCAGCCTGGCATCGTTCGTTTTCCGATACTCCTCGAAAGCCTTGCCCAGCTGGTCCAGAACTTCCTTGAGCTCCATGTCCACGCTTATCCCTCCCTCATCAGATTGAGCAGCCGCCTGGCACCCGCCAGAACTGCCTTTTCTTCAGCTTCCCGCTGGACGACATCCCGCACCCGGGCGATGATGCCCTTGGCTTCGGATCTTGACAGGTCCCCTGCCTCCCGCAGGTACTCTTCGAGATCCCTGATCGTCGTAAGGCTGTCCATGGTCTTGACGGTCCTCACCCGTGCCTCTTCGTTCGCCGGGAAGGTCACCAGGCTGATTTCCCAGAGGTCCACCTTTTTCAGGAGCCGGACCTCCCTGTCGCCTTCCTTGCGGTAGCTCTTTTCAACGGCGGTGTAGCCGATCGAAAGCCCGTTGAGCGCCCCGGCCTTCAGGAGCGCGTGAGCTTCCGTTGCCTTCGCCACCTCCCCCACGAGGAGGCGCCCCTTCACCCACAGCCCCTTTTCGTCTTCGCGAGCCTCCGCCCAAACCCCGATCGGCTCGGCGGTGTTGTGCTGCCAGAGCATCGCCGGGGCACGGGCCTTCAGCGAGTCGGAGAAGGCTCCCGGCTCAACGATGTCGTCCCACCAGTCCACGACGCCAAAAACGCTGGCATACCCCTGAAAGACCCCGACGTCATCGACTCCTTTCAGTTCGAAAGGGCAGCTAAGCCTCTGTCTCGTCATCCTCCCCCTCCTTCTCGTCACCATCCGGACCCGTCAGCCGCATGTTCAGCGGGCTCATATAATCGTCTCCGCCGGGCCTTGGGTTCAGGTTTTCCTTGGCCCTCACCTCGTTCGGCGACATGATGCCGCTCTGGATCGCCAGCTGATAGGCGGTATACCGGCTCTTGATGTCCCCCCGCAAAAGTCCGTCCACGAGAAATTCCGGGAAGACGAACTCCTTTTCCCTGTCGGGGATGAGGTCCCGCCAGATCGCCGACTCGAGGCGCCTGATCCAGGGCAGGAGAGTGAACTGCACGAACCCGAGGCTCATGTTCTCGATCCCGCTTCCCCAGCTAGTGCTCTTTTCCACGCTCTGGATCATGTGCAGCGGCACCCGGTAGATCCTGGCGATGTCCTCCACCTGGAATGACCTTGTCTCCAGGTACTGCATGTCTTCGTTGGACATGGTGAGCCCCGTAAACGTCATGCCCTCCTCGAGGATCGCGGTTTTCCCGCTGTTGGCCCCTCCGTAGCTTGCCTCCCAGGACTCTCTCAACCGTTCAAGCGACTCCTTCGACAGCTTCCCGGGATGCTGGAGGATCCCGGTGGGAAGGGCGCCGTTCCTGAATACCCGCGAACCATGCTTCAGCGTGGTGAGCGCCAATCCCACCGTGTCCCGGTGATAGAGGATCGGGCTGATCCCTCGGACACCGTCCAGGGTCCGGTACCGGACGTGAAAGACCCGGCTTTTGTCAACCGTTTCCTGCCTCCCGTCGTTGAAGGTGATCCGGTAGGCAAGCGACCAGTCCGGTCTCTGCTCGACCGTTACCTGGTCCGGATGCAGCGGCAGGAGTTCCCGAACTTCGTCCCGGCTGTCGGTTACCTTGTAGGCATAGAAGTTTCCCCTCAGGCACAGGTGCTGCATCGCCATTTCCCGGAATTCGAAGCTCGTCTGCCACTCGTTGGGCTTCCAGCCCAGGATCCTTCGCAGCGGGGATTCCTCAACCTCCTCCTTCCCCCCGGCCGTCCGTCGGTAGAGTTTCAGCGGCAGCTGAGCGATGGATTCCGCCAGGATCCCGACGCAGGAATAGACGGCCGAGCATCGAAGGGCTGAATCCGGAGAGACGTATTCCCCGCTTTCGGCCTCCGCTCCCCCGTAGAGCGTCAGCCGCACCAGGTCCAGGATTCCCCGGGACGGAGCTTCTTTCTTGCGGAACAGCCTCAGGATCTGCATGCCTCCCCTCCTTTCGGCATCAAAAATGCCGCCTCGCGGCGGCTAGAGGGAGATCAGCCCTCGTTCCTCGTAAACGCTTGCCTGGTTTTCCCTCATGGCAGCCCTCCCGATCGCCATGATCAGGGCGACGATCCCGTCGATTCGCTCCCTGCTTTTGCCCTTGTCGGGCTTCAGGTTTCCAGCGGGGTCGACCGAAGCCTGGACGTTGTCCGCCATCCAGCGAAGCACCGGATTTCCTCCATGGTGAAGCTTTCCGGCATAGACGAGGGCCTCCGTCTGCTTCATCGGACCGCTCATGGAGGCGAACCCCTGCCTCGTCGGCACCATCACCAGGCCGGCGTCAGTTAGCCTCTGGATGATCTCGGTCGCATTCCACTGGTCGTAGGCGATCTCCTCAACCTTGTGCCTTTCGGCGAACTCCAGGATGTCCTTCTCGATCCAGGCGTAGTCCACGACGTTCCCCGGAGTCGTCCGGACCAATCCCTGCCGTGCCCATACCTCGTAGGGAACCCGGTCCCTGGTAGACCTTTCCCGCATGTTCTCCTCCGGGATCCAGAACAGGGGGTGAAGCTTGTAGATCCCGTCATCCCAGGGAAAGACAAAGACGCAGGCGGTGATGTCCAGGGTCGTGGAAAGATCCAGTCCGCCGAAGCAGGATTTCCCGGCAAGCATATGCGGTTCGACACTTCCCGCGGAGGCATCCCACTTGTCCATGGGCATCCAGCGCACGTCCGCTGATGTCCAGATGTTCAGGCGGTATCGCTTGAAGGAGTTCTGCAGCGTCGGCTTCTCCTGGGCCTCCCTGCATTCCGCGGCGAAAGCCTCCTCGCTGATGGTCACGCCCAGCGACGGGTTGGCCTTGTACCAGGCTTCCCGGCTTGTCCAGTCATCGACCGGACCTTCGTTCGGATCCTCATTCGCCGCCCGGATGTAGGCGAAGAAGGACTCGTCCTCCACGATGCCCTTCAGGACCTTTCTTGCGTATTCGTGCTGCTCCCAGCAGATCGAGTTCCGGTCGAATCCGGCTGTCGTGATGGATACGAGGAGAGGTTGCCTTCTCGCCGCTCCTCCGTAGCGTAACGTGTCGAAGAGTTCACGGCTCTTCTGGGCATGGAGTTCGTCGAAGATGAGCCCGTGGATGTTCAGCCCCTCCTTGGTGGGCACATCCGCGGAGAGCGCTCGGTAAACCGAGTTCGTCCTCGGGAAGAGGATCGTCTTCCGGCTCGGGATCACCCGCAGCCGCCTGGATAGCGCCGGCGAAGACATGACCATCCGCTCGGCCTCCCCGTAGACGATCGAAGCCTGGTCCCGGTCCGCTGCAGCGGAGTAGACCTCTGCGCCCGGTTCCCCGTCCGCTACCAGAAGATACAGGGAAATTCCGGAGCACAGCGCAGATTTCCCATTCTTTTTCGGCACCTCTATGTATGCATTACGGAACCTCCTGTAGCCATTCCGCTTTTTCCATGCAAACAGCGGGAAGAGAAGGTCGCGTTTCTGCCACTCCTGCAGCCTGAATGGCTTGCCCGCCCATTCTCCCTTTGAGTGTCTCAGGAACCGCTCAAAGAAGACCTCCACCCTTGCGGCCGCTTCCCTGTCAAACCAGCACCCTGAGAGAACCGCTCTTTCATCCGCCTCGGTACGGATCCACTCGCTCCACCCTTCATCCTTCGCTGTCGCAAGAAGCCCTTTCAGGCGCCCCGGGCGCATTTCACCCCTCCCCCTCCGAGAAAGTCCTCGAATTCGTCCCGTTCGTTCTTCGGGACAGTCAGCCTGGATCGACTCGAGGGAGTCAGCCCGAATTCCGCGCAGAAGGCCTTGATCAGCATGAGACATTCCCTTGCGATGGCCACTTCGGGCCTCGCGACGACGTTCGTGCTCCCGTTCTTGTTCGTGTATTCGTAGGTCAGGCCGAATTCCCGGATTGCCTCCTCGGCCTGCTTCCACCGGGCATAAGCCTGGCAGTAGCCTGCAAGCGCTGCCCGGTCCACCATCGTGAGAAGCCCAACCGCCAGGAGTTCCTTCGAGACCCTCCGCCACTCCTTTTTTGCTTCAGCACTGAGGAATGAGGGGCAGGCCGGGATCCCCTGCGTCGGGACCGGGGCATCCAGATTCAAGGGGCGCTTCCCCGGATTGCCTTCAAGGATTTTCAGCTCCACCGGTTTTGGTTTTCTTCCCCTCACTTTCCAGCCCCCTTTCCCCCGCGGGTCAAATTCGCGGTCGCTCGCGCGTGACCCAGCGCCGGCACAAAAAACAATGTCGTTTTAACTTTTACCCTCCCCCTGCCTTGCTGTTTTCGCATGTTCTCTTGCATGACATCGCCTGCATAGGGCTTTCAGATTATCAAACGAAAGCAGCAGATCAGGGCGCTCGTTAACCGGTATCACATGGTGCACGACGGTAGCAATCGTCACCCTGCCTTCCGAGGCGCATCGTTC